GAACTTAAAGAAAAAATCACACTTGATATGCTCACAAAGGACAGCGTTTCGGTACTCAGACAGCAGTTTTTGACCTTCAACGGTGAAGAAATGCAGGTTGGCGGAAACATCCGCAACGCATACATGAACAGCAAATCGGGCAGAGAACAGCTCAAAACGGTGCTGTCTGATGAATATGACAATGCCGTCATGGCAGTTTGGGGCGACAATCCAACCGTTGACGAGCCTGTCGAAAGTGAGATGTAAGCGATGAAGATTGATATTGTACAGCTTGCAGAAATCATATCTGCGTTAGCTTTAATTGGCGGTGTTGTATTTGGTGTTTTTAAATTTATCGAAAACAACAAAAAGCAGAACGCTGAAATCAAAAAAATCAAAGGTGAGCAGACCTTGACAATGTATGCACTCCGTGCGTGTCTTGATGGTCTGAAACAGCAGGGTTGTAACGGCAGAGTTACCGAGGCTATCAATAAGATTGATAAGTACCTCAACCAGTCGGCACATTCGGCGGAAGATTTAAATTGAAAGGATGATAATAATGAAAATGACAAACAAAATCTATGATGTACTTAAATACATTGCTCTTATCGTACTGCCTGCAATCGGTACACTTTACTTTGCCGTAGCAGGCATTTGGGGCTTGCCATACGGCGAACAGATTGTAGGCACTATCACAGCCGTTGACACCTTCTTAGGCGCTCTGCTCGGCTTGTCAGCTTATAAATATAACAAAACAGACGAAAGCGAGGAATGATTATGACAAATGCAAATTTTATTAAACTTGCAGTATCAGAGGTAAACAAGTATGTGTTAAATCACTTAGATAAGTCAGATGATACACCTGATTTTGACACTTTTGTAGTGTGGTCGTGTAAAACTTTGCAAAACCATAAATGCCTTATCAGCACAACATTACACGACGGGATGTATTACGAATGCACCTACAACGGCGATAAAAACGAAATGTATCTTGACGCATACAAAAAGTTTGAAAACAAAAAAATTATTTGCGAAAGTGAGGAATAATTATGAGTAATTCAAAACTTGTTAATTACACAAAATTAAGCCCAAACCACAGCGGTAAACGCACACACAGTATCGACCGTATTACTCCGCATTGTGTAGTAGGTCAGTGCAGTGTCGAAACCCTCGGCAACATCTTTATGAACACAGCTTGTGAGGCAAGCTGTAACTACGGAATCGGCTATGACGGCAGAGTGTTGCTTTGCGTTGATGAAGGTAATCGTTCTTGGTGTTCGTCAAGCAATGCCAATGACCAGCGTGCAGTTACAATCGAATGTGCAAGCGACACAGTAGCTCCGTACACCATGAACAGTAAAGTGTACAACAAACTTATTGCACTTTGCGTTGACATTTGCAAGCGTAACGGCAAGACTAAACTGCTTTGGTTTGGTAACGAGGACAAGACTTTAAATTATTCGCCGAAGTCGGGCGAAATGGTCTTGACTGTACATAGGTGGTTTGCAAATAAATCTTGCCCTGGTGACTGGCTCTATAACAGGCTCGGCAATCTTGCAGACGAAGTAAACGCACAGCTCGGCGGTAAAACATCAAATAAGGAGAATGAGGAAATGATTAAATACGGCTCACACAATACAGCGACACTTGCATTTAAGAAACAGTTAATTACTTTGTACAACATGAAAATCATCAAAACAAAAGTCGATAACTCGAATGGTTTTGGTGACGGCACTTTAAAGGCTGTTAAAGAGGCACAGAGGGCAGGTAAGGTCACGGTTGACGGCATTGTCGGCGAGAAGACAATCAATGCTATCTATCATCTCATCAATGACGGTATCAGAGCAAAAGACAGCAAAATCGCCAACGCTAAAAAAGCACTTGGCTGATTAAAACCTAAAGGACATTTTTAATGTCTTGACAAACACATAATTGCAAAAAAATCCCCCTCACCTATCTTCAATGACAGTGTGAGGGGAATTTGTTATTTGTTATTGTTGTCTTCTGCAATCCTTTCAAGCTCACGGATACAGTTTACGAATTAAAGGTGAGGTGAATATCACAACTTTTTCTGCCTTGCATTTGCCTAACATTTTTAACCGTTTTTCTTGTATTTTAGCGTATTTTAGCAGATAAAAGGCAAAAAATAACCGCACTAAAAAGCTTAAAAATGGCTTTCTAATGCGGTTTTTTCTATGGTCGAGGTGACAGGACTTGAACCTGCGGCATCTTGGTCCCAAACCAAGCACTCTACCAAACTGAGCTACACCTCGAAATGTTGTTTAACAACGACAGCTTGATTATTATATACCATATTTTCGGATTTGTCAACATAATTTTCGTTTTTTATTCAAAATTAATTCAAATATTTTGAAAGTCACCATAAAACAGACCGAAAATGTGGTACAAAACAGCCGTCCCTGCATAAGAAACGGCTGTTGGTGCAGGTAACAGGACTTGAACCTGCATGAAATTGCTTTCACATGGACCTGAACCATGCGCGTCTGCCAATTCCGCCATACCTGCTTATTAAATTGAAAATTGAAAATGGAAAGTTGAAAATGATTGTGTCAACTTTTGCATAATCAATTTAAATTCCCTTGATTTTTACACGGTGGGGAAACCGAGGCGGAGCTTACTTTCAGATGAATCTTACTCCTCAGCTGATTCCGCAACAGCACTCAAAATATGCTATATTATTATAGCAGACCGACAGGTAAGTGTCAAGTGACATTTACTTTATCGGTCTGTTTTACGCTGATTATTTTTCAGAATCGGGTTTGCGGATTTTGAAACCGTCATATTTTCCGATGTCGCAGAGGGCAATTTCGTGGCAACCCATTCTTGTTGACAGCGGTGCAAGCTCCATATAGTCGCCGTAGAGGAAAGTAAGGTACTTGTCATATTCCTTTGGCACAGGGAACTTGTAACCCTCAAAGTCGGCATAAGCAACATCGTCAAGATATTCCTTTGGAAAAGCACCGTTATAAATATTTCTGCCCATTCCGTCATAGAGATATTTTGCGTTCTTTTTGTTTTTAAAGAATTTTAAAGTACGGACTTCAAGCCACATACTGAATCTGAGCGGAAATATTTTCTTGCAGAAATTTGTTACAATGCTCTGGATTCTACTGCCGTTTTCAGCCTTGCGATTGTTCCATTTATTGAACACCAGCGCTCTTGTGAACAGAGTCACAGCCATATGAATTTTTCGTCCGATTGCTGAATTGGCTGTGTTATCATGACAGAAAATATCAAACGCAATTCCGTTGTGCATTGCGTGATGGTCTTTTGCAAAGTCGGTTGCAAAGAAAGTGCCGTTAAGGCGAACCTTGGCAAATTCATAGAAACAAGCCTTGTCCGTATGGTACGATTGAAAAGTCATATTGCTCGGAAGTTCCTTTGGCGCAATCTCGCAAAATCGGTCAAAATCTTCACGCAACATCATAATATCGGCATCATCATCCCACGGAATGAACCCTTTGTGACGGATTGCACCGAGAAGTGTTCCGCCGCCGAGAAAATATTTTATGTTGTGCTTTCGACAAATTCTGTCGGTTTCAAGCAAAAATGCAAGCTGAATTTCGTGGATTGAATCAAGTCTGCGCTCGTGTGAGTGGGGGATACGCAGAACTTTTTCGGACTTCATCTTGTCCATTATGCAGATTTTCAGCATGGTTTCCAGGTCTATGTCGGGAGTGCATTCGTTTACGGAAATTTTGTTTGAATTAATTGCACAGCCGTCAAGCTCCGTAAAATTGCCCGACTTAATTGTACAGCGACTGCCGTAAATATCGTTGAGAACAGCCGCAATCATAATCAGCGATGCGTTGCAGTTTTTGCCGCCGACATTATAAACTGCGTTTTCTTCAAGAGTTGTCATTGCGAAAACAATCGCCTTTAAAACATCGTTGATATAAACAAAGGTGCAGCGATCCCTTGTTGCCGGAACAACTGTGTCACGGCGGTTGGCTATATCGTCAAAAACAGGATCAAGCACGCTTGTAAAGTTGCTTGACGCTCCCAAAATTATGCCCGTTCTGAGCGTTGTAACTGTTGATTCGCTGTTCTTCAAAACCGAGTGCAAGGTGGTTTCTCTCGTTCTCATAAGCTGACCTGCAAGCGATGAGGGAGAGGTTGTGTCAAGTTCTGCGTACTCGTTTTCGGAATAAACTCTGTGCGGTTTGGCTTTGCCGTAAATTCTGCTGTCGTTCACAACGACAACCCTTGCGCCTGTGGCTTTTGCAATTTTGGCACAGGCATTTATCTCTGCAATGCCGTCAATCATAATCTGTGGGTTGTTGTCTGTATGTTCACCGCAGATTCCTGTTGTAATTACATAGTCGGCACTTGAAATTTCTGATGCGGAATTATAATTGACAAAATCGAAATCATCTCTTAACAAGAGTTCGCTGTGGTATGATGCCATTGCGTTGCGTGATTTGCCGAGAAGGATAACTTTTATTCCGAGCCTTTTAGCATCGTTATTGTACAGAAAGGCATAGCAAAGACACCTTGCAAGTTCACCGCCCGAGATGACAATTGTTTTGTTCCTGAGCTTTGCAAGAGTTTCTTTTTCAACTCCGGGCAATGCCGCCCTGTCGGCCTCAAATTCGTTTAAAAAATCTTTAATACGCATTACTTTATCCTTCGCAATTCTGCTCGCAGTTCTGTTGCTCTTATACTGCGTTTTATTCCGTCTTTAAGCGTGGTTTTCGGACTAAAGCCGAGTGATTTTATTTTATCGTTGCACAAAACATACGGTGTGGGGGATGACGGAGAAAATTCGGGTTCTTCTTCGTCTTTTCTGTGAACGAACACTACGGAGAGATTCTTTTCGGGATTTGCCGATTTTACAAGCTGTGCAAATTCCCGCATTGTCACATTTGCGTTATCGTTTGAAATGTTGTATGCCTCACCGCTTTTTCCGTTAAGCAAAATATCAATCAATGCAGAAACCGTGTCCGTCACATAGCAAAAGCTGAACTTTTCACCACCGTTATCTGTAAGCATAATGCTCTGATTTTTTGCCGCACTGACAATCAGCTTTGCCCATTTTCTTTCATCGCTCATTCTGACACCTCCGAGTGTGGGGCAGGGACGGGCGATTTTTACATTCATACCGAACTTTTCAGCATAGCAAACAGCAAGTGTTTCGGCTGAACGCATACTTTGTGCGTATGCACTGTCGGCATCGGTCGGATCGAGATAGCCGAGGTCGTTTTCGCAAATGTTATTTTTACCGCTGAAAACCTCCCCGTAAACCATATATGAAGATACGAGCAGAACCGATTCGGCATTTGACTCTTTTGCATATTCAAGCACATTTGCAAAGCCCGAAGTGATTGTATCCGCAATTTCGGGATTACTGCAATCTTCCTCTGCAACCTCACACGGGCAGTTGCAGTATATTACAAAGTCGGCTTTTTCATTCACGGAAAATGCTCTTGAATCTCCGATTCCAACAACAAAATCTTTACGGAGAGTAAGGCTGCCGAACTGCTTTTCGGCATCTTCAAGGCTTTTTGCAAGGGTGATTACCCTTGTGTTGTTTTCAAAAAAATCATTGCCCTCAAGCAATGTGCATATAATGTAATATGCAATAAGTCCGTGACAGTCCGACACGAAAACAGTCTTGTTTTTTAACTGTTGAAAATTTATCCTGTTGTCTGCAATTTTTTTAATGTCCTCAAAAATTTCGGAGGACAGATTGCCTTTTACGGTACAGTCCAT